CACCAGTGGTCGGTGTCGGGCGGGTTGGTGTCCATCAGGATCTGCGGGTCGGTGCAGCCGCCCTCCTCGACGCGAGGGAAGCGGCCAACGCGACCGGTCAGGCCATCGAGGATCGCGCGCGGGACTTCCTTGGCCTCGTTGATCCAGGCGTCGGACAGTTCCATCGACAGCAGTTTGCGCACGTCGTCAGGACGATCGAGCGCGATGAAGATCACCTCCCAGTCAAGCTTCTGTGCGTTGTCGACAATGTGGTGCGTCGGCGGTCCCGAGTCGCGGTAGTTGCCCAGGTGCTGCGGGAACCATGAGTGCCACGTCTTGATCGTGGTGGTCTTCAGTTCCGGGTAGGTATTGCGGATGATCGCGGTGCGGCGCTTGATCCACCCATCCTTGAGCCTGACCTGCTTCTGGAAGTTGCGCAGAAGCTTCATCGCGCAGGCGGTCGACTTGCCGGATCCGATGGGGCCGCGGATGGCGCAGACGAACGCGTCCGACTTGATGAACCGGTTGGCGACCGGGCCGGGCGGGAAGTAGTGGGTGCCGGATGCCTCCATCACGCCCCCAGGTGGAGGTGGATGTTGAGCATGGCGCTCTTGCCTTCGTTGTCCTTGTACACGCCCAGCGTGCGCTCCAGGGCGGTCAGGCTGGCGTTCTTGTCGGCAAGCTTGTACTTGCACCCGACGATCAGGTCGCCGACGGTCTCGACATCCATGCCGGCGATGGCCGCGGCGGTGTCGTCGTCCAGTTCATGCAGCTTAAGCAGGTTGCCGTTGGGGCCGATCATCTTGCGGATGTCGAAGAAGGCCAGCCTGGCGCGCTCGAGGAGGATGCGCTCGGCAGTGACCTCCATCTTTGCGTGCACCTTGGCGATGGTCTTGCTCTTCAGTTCATCGAGCCTGGCCTTGACCTGTGGACGGTTGGCCAGGAGGCTGGCGGTCGAGTCCACCACGCCGGCCTTCCACTTCTTCGAGCGCGGGTAGGCGGCGAAGTATGCATCGCGCTGCGTCATGCCGGACACGATGCCGGCGACGAACTTCTCGTTGGCGAGAGTCAGCTTCTTCACTGCGCCCGGGCGCCAGGCGCCATGTTGCGGGAGGTGAGCGAGTTGCCCTGTGCCGCGGTCATCTTGCCGTGGCGCACTGCGATGAACGCGCCGAAGTCACGCACCGCGGTGAGGAACCCCCCAAAGTCATCGAAGAACCCGTCGAACTTCAGGCCACCCACCTCGGCCTTGAGGTGGAAGCGTCCACCGGAGTTGACCACGACCGAGCGGGTGATGGAGATGTCGTCGATTTTCATGCGCGCGTTATCGCATGCAATGGGCTGCCGACGTGAGGACTAAAGTCCCACAATCGGGCGCCCGTAGAGGTCGATCTTGGGGCGCACAACGGGCGCAGGAGCGGTGGCCGCGGCGACCATGTGGTCACGGATGGCAAGCAGCCTGACGCCGATCTCGTAGCTGGGTATGCTGCCGTCGCGGTACTTGCGCAGCGACTTGGGGTCGACGCCTACGTCCTCGGCCAGCAGGTAAAGCGGACGACCCAGGTTGACGCACTGCATGACCACTGCAGGCCAGTTGACGGGATCGGGGAACTGGATCACGGGTCAATCCCCAGTTCCTTGGCGATGCGCATGTCCTCGAGGCGGTGCCTGGCATCACGCAGGCGGATCTCTTCCTCGCTGTCGTTGAGCGCGTAGTCACCCGGCACGCTTTCGAGGCTGCCACCCATCCGCACGCGTTCAGCCTGGCGCCGGCTCATGGTGACGTTCGACAGCATGTTGCGCTGGTGTTCGTTCGGCTTGCCCTTGCGCTGGTAGGTGCCCATCACTTCACCCCCTCAATCTCGATCCGTACCGCGAACTCCTTGCCACGCTCCTGCGCGTAGTGCCACGTCAGCATCGGGCTTGCGTCGTCCATGCCCAGGCGGATGGCCACAGCATCACGCACCGCCTTGAGCGCACCCTGCAGGTTGTCGCCGTCGAGCGTGCCCGGCGAGATCCGCGTCAGGTTGATGACGTAGCGCATGCACTTGGGCATACGGATCAGCATCGCCAGCACGGCATCCTTCTCGGCCTTGACGCGACGCGATCGGGTGCGCCAATGCTCGCGGTCGTTCAGGCCTCGACCGGTGCGAATGGGGACGGTAACGATCACGCCTCACCCCCCCATTGCGACCACTCCCTGCACCCAGGACTGCACCAACCATGCGGTTTTGCAGCGCAAGAGTCACAAGTGCTTATGAAAAAACGCTGATGACCGGCGGTCATTAAGGCCTCCACAGGTCGACCCACGCTCTCGACTGCTTCGACACCAGCAGTGGCGCCAGTTGCTGCTCGAGCATGCGGTAGGTCGCTGGGTCGCTCGAGTGCTGGATCCAGAACCGCCGCTTCTGCTCGTTCGTCAGCGCGTTGTAGACCTTTTGCTGGTCGGTCATTCACGGGCCTGCCTCCGCTCGATCTCGCGCTCGGCCTCTTCCATCGCCTGGCGGTCGGCCTCGGACAGGGAATTCACCTTGGTCTCGGGTCGACGGCGCATCTTGCGGTCCAGGTCGGCCATCAGGCGCTTGACGTGTTCCGGGTCAGCCCTGACCTCACCACTAGCTGGCAGTGCCACCAGGCGCTCGGGAATCGGGTCGCGCTTGGCGTTGGTCAGGGCATCACGCCAGCGACCACGCATGCGGTCGTAGGGTGTGTTCATCAGATCGTGGTGGCCGATGGTCTGCGCTGCCCAGAAGATCTCGGGGCGCGACCAGGTGTCATCGCCCTTGTCGAACCGCTTGCGGTACTCGCGAACGGCTTCGTGGTAGGCGGTATCCGGGTCGAGTGCTGGCCGGCAGAGGAGCAAGAACTCCGGGCAGGTAGGCGGAAACGGCTTGGCCTTCATGCGATCAAGGCCGGCAGCGATCTCGGACGGCATGTAGCCGGCAAGGTCATCGGCCCAATCAGCCTTCACCACCTCGAGGTCGCAGCCATGCCATGCGTCGGCAAAGCGAGCGCCATACCGACTGGCCATCTTCTGGAAAATTTTCTCAATCCACGGCAACGGTATCGGGCGTGATGTCTCGCTCAGTACGCTCGGCTTCGCGATAGCGACCGGTAAGTCTGGCGATGGTTTCTGCGCGTTGGTCATGGCGGTTGCTCCTCTGTGGGCTGGCAGTGGGTGTCGGCAGTGGGTTGAGCAGGCGACGCTTCATCGCCGCCAGGTGGTAGGCCATCGGCTTGGGACCGTGGACCGCGGTGATCTCGGTGACCAGGTCGCCAAGCTGGGTCGGTGTGACGCCCTTGGCCAGCAGGTCGAGCAGGTCTGGGTGGCTTGGATTGACGCCTGTAGCCCCGGATTGCCGCATCGATAGCGCGGCGGATCCGCTCAAGCTGGGTGCGGTATGAGTACTACTTGCGCTATTAGCACCACTGTCTTTATCTTGGTTATTGGCTACTGGATACTGGATAGGGTTACGTTTGGGTTCGTTCTGGAAACCATCTGGGTTATTTGTGGGTTCCTTTTGGGTTCTTGGTCTGCCCCCCTTCTTTCCCACTTCACGGTTCCTTGCCGCCTTCTCCTGGTAGCGCAGGATCTCGGCATCGCACCGCTTCTGGCGCCAGGACCCATCGGGCTGAAGTTGGAAGAACTCGGCCAGCACTGCCTCCATCGCGGCCTTCTCCTCCTTGCTCCTGGCTCCGATCAGGCGCGCCACCTGGTCGCCGGGTAACGGGCCTTCCTTGACGTAGTAGGTGTCGAGCAGGCGCCCGTAGATGCCATGCTCGAGCAGGGTCAGGTGCCCGGCATCGCGCAAGTAGTCGCCGATGTGGCGGTTGTAGTAATTCATGCAGATTCCCCAACCGTCGCCGGCTTGATTTGTGCAATTGCAATCGGATCCCGGATCACCAGTGCCTCGCGGTTGCCGTCAATCCGGCCAAAGATCCCGCGGCCATCCGGGTGGATGTAGTGGAACGACAGCCCGTCTGGCGGCTTCTTGCCCTCAAACTGCATGAGCCGGCCGCTGGGCGAGACGTACCAGGCGCCCTTAGAAAATGTCGTCATCGTCGTCATCCGCCATTGAAAGTAAGCAAAGCGAGAGCGCAGTACCGATCGCCACGGCAACCGCGGCAGAGATGCCAAACACCGTCCACCAGGTCTGTGTCACGTCCGTTCGCCTCCGCACACAGGTGACTCCGACGCGGTCGCGGCTGAGTCCGACAGGTATGGATTGCCGCGCAGCATCCGCAGGCGCAGACTGGTTCTATGGACCTCCTGAACCACATGCGCGTGCAAGACCTGGTTGACGTACTCGGTGCGATCCAGCCCATCCGCCTGGGCGAGCGCATCGAGCGCCTTGACCAGGTCAATGGGCGCGAGTCCGCGCAGTTCGGCCTTGTCGGCTGCCATCAGGCGGCAACCTTCTGCGGCTTGCCGACTTTCAGCTTCCCTTTGCTGAGAACCTGCGCCTGGAATTGGCGAGGGGCCGGGATTTTGCCCTTGTAAAACCATTCGTAAACCGATGGCACTGCCACCTCAAATGCCGCAGCAATGGTTTTCTTGTCG